CTATTTCTCGCGCACAACTGGCGAAAGAGCTGGAGCCTGGCCTAAATGCTCTATTTGGAATGGAGTATGACAGGTATGAAAACCAGCACGCCGAAATTTTTACCACCGAGTCTTCAGATCGTGCATTTGAAGAAGAGGTAATGCTATCAGGGTTTGGAGCCGCTCCGACTAAAGCGGAAGGTTCTGCTGTCAGTTTTGACGATGCCAATGAAGCATTTACTGCTCGGTACAACCACGAAACCATTGCATTGGCTTTCAGCATTACTGAAGAGGCTGTTGAGGATAATCTTTATGATCGTCTGTCAAGTCGCTACACGCGTGCTCTTGCTCGTTCAATGGCGCACACAAAGCAGGTTAAAGCTGCATCTATCTTGAACAACGCATTTACTGCTGGCGCATCTGCTGGTGGTGACGGTGTTGCCTTGTGTGATACATCTCACCCTCTGACAAACGGTGGCACATTTGCCAACGAACCATCAACTGCTGCTGATTTGAACGAAACTTCTTTGGAAGACGCTCTAATCAACATCGCTGGTTTTGTTGACGAGCGTGGCATGAGGGTTGCTTTACGCGGATTGAAACTTATTGTACCTCGTCAGCTACAGTTTGTAGCCGAGCGTCTGTTGGTTTCAAATCTTCGTGTGGGCACTGCTGACAACGACATAAATGCACTTCGTTCTATGGGAATGTTGCCTGATGGTTATGCCATCAATGACTTCCTTACAGACACGGATGCTTTCTTCTTGTTGACAGATGCTCCTCGTGGTTTCCTTCATTTTGAACGTGTGCCTTTATCGACACAGATGGAAGCAGACTTCGATACTGGAAACATGCGGTTTAAGGCTCGTGAGCGTTATAGCTTCGGGTTCTCAGACCCACGTTGTGTGTTTGGTTCACCAGGCGCATAAAACATTTCTCCCCGAAGAACTGAAGGGCGGCTTTGCAGTCGCCCTTTTTTTGTGTATAGTTAATTATCCTGACAACCCCATTGGGGGGTTGACACTAGCCACGACAGGAGATGCACATGGCTAATACAACTTTTAACGGTCCCGTTCGTTCAGAGAACGGATTTAAAACTATTATTAAGAATGCCACAACTGGTGGTCTTACTAATGAGATGACCCTTTCCACCTACAGCACTTCAATTACAATCGCTGCTTCAGGAACTGCTCACAAAGAATCTTCAATAGGTATTCCGGCAAACTTTATTCCTATGGGTGTTGCTATCACAGTAACTGGTGCAGCAGCCAATGCTGTAAACTTAGTCGATATTGGAACAGACACCGACACAGACGGATATGTTGACGGAATCACTGTTGCAATAAACTCCACAGGGTTTAAAGGGTTCTTTCCTTGTAATGGCGTTCTTGGAATGTCTGGTGGAACCACTACTGCGGCAGATACCACTGCGGATGAGGTTGAAGTGGTTATTTCTGGAACAGCAGGCGCAGGTGGCGTTGTTGCATTGAAGTTCTTTGGAATATCATCTGATGCCCCAACAGCTTAGTAGGAGGCTATTATGGCTGCTTCTATTACAGCAAAAACGGCTACAGCTACAGGCACGTTGCTTGGTGGTCGGAATCGCTTAAAATCTTTTGTGGTTCGTTCCGCTAGTAGCGGTTCCCCTGCGGCTGTTTTTAAAACTGGCGGTTCTGGCGGTACAACACTTTTGACCATGACGTTTGTAGCAAGTGACGATACTCAAATTACTATTCCTGATCACGGAATAATATTTGAAGACGGTTGTCATGTTACACTGACAAACGTGGACTCAATAACCGCTTTCTTTGGGTAGTAATATGGCTCGTAAAAGAGACAAACAACCGCCTAAAACCAAAAAGTATTTCCGCTCCACTAAATCTGGAGCGGGAATGACTAAGGCTGGTGTTGCTCGATATAAACGCGAAAACCCTGGTTCTAAACTTAAAACCGCAGTGACTGGCAAAGTTAAAAAAGGTTCTGCGGCTGCTAAAAGGCGTAAGTCTTTTTGCGCTAGAAGTGCGGGTCAAATGAAAAAGTTTCCAAAAGCGGCTAAGAATCCTAACAGCCGTTTGCGTCAAGCAAGGCGGAGGTGGAAGTGTTAAATATAAGCACATTAATAAGTGGCGCAAGCCTTGCCTTTATTGGCTGGATAGCTTTTTCTGTTGTTGAGTTAAAAACAGAAACTGCTGTTATTTCCGTTAAAGTAGATCAAAACCATAAATTATTAGCGGAACTTTGGGATTATTACCTACAGGAGAGGGTTAATGACAATATCGCGTGGACAACTCGCAAGCCAAATCTCCAAGCCCCCACAGAAAAAAAAGTGGAGCAAGAAACGAAAAGCTAAAATAAATTGTAAACGCCCTCGTGGTTTTAGCGAAAAAGCGCATTGCGCTTCTAAAAAGAAGAGAAAGAAATGAAAAAAGCAAGCCGTAAGAAAGTTAGAAAAGTTGTAAAAGGCTTGAAAAAAGCATCTAAACTACATGCTAAACAAGCCAAAACTCTCACTAATGTTTTGAGAAAGTCTAGAAAAAATGCAAAAGCGTAGCGGTACACCAAAAGGACTCACCTATTATAAAAAAGGTGGTAAGGTTTCTAAGAAGTCTAAAGGAAGTAAAATTTGCCCTGAAGGCAAGGCTTGGGCAAAACGTACTTTTGATACATACCCAAGTGCATATGCAAATTTAGCCGCCTCAAAATATTGTAAAGACCCAAACTATGCCAAGAAGTCTAAAGGCGGTAAAAGAAAGGGCAAGTAATGGGTGAGCTTAAAGAATGGCTAAAACAGGACTGGGTTCGCATTGGATCTGATGGAAGCATCAAGGGTAAATGTGGTACGTCTAAAGATAAGAAGAACCCTGACAGGTGTTTGCCACGCAAAAAAGCTCAAGGTCTTTCAAAAGAAGAACGTGCAAAAACTGCTCGTAAAAAGAAAAAAGCAGGCGGCAAAGGTCAAACAGTGGTTGCTAACACTAAAAGAGCAAAGGTTCGCAACCTTAATTCAGGCGGTGTGGTTGAAACAACTTCTAAACGTAAGTTTAGAGGTAGAAAAATTCCAGGCACCGCTGTTGCAAGAGGATGCGGTGTGATAATGTCTAACCGTAGAAAACGCACAAAAGGTGCAGTAACACAGTCATAAGGAGATAAAAATGGCTATGAAGAAAAAAGGCTACCGTAATGGTGGAAAAATTAAAAGAATGTCTAAAGGCGGCGCAACCGGCGGCAAAAGAATGAGAATGATGTCTAAGGGCGGTTCTACTGGCGGCAAGAAAATGACTGTTGCACAACTTCGTTCTGCTGCTAAAAAGCTAGGGT